TACTACACCAGAAATAGGTTCTGTTATTGTATTCAATATATTAGGCGAGCCTTTTCACGTTGGTGTGTACATTGGCGAAGATAAGTTTATTCATGCTCGTGATGGTATGGATAGCGTAATAGAGTCCGTTAATAGTCCTCGTTGGTCAAAACGTATTGAGGGCTACTATAATTATACGCAAGAAGCTAGTAGCGTTCAATTAACCGGTAAACCACATCCTTTTAAAGAAACTGTATACACAGAACTGTCTATAAATGGTTCTACGCTAGCAGACGTTTCGCAAAATTTAATTACTACTTATAATATCAGCGAACGTTTTGCAAAAAATCTTGTGCTATTTGTAGACGGAATTAAAATTCCACAATCAGAGTGGCATACTACTCAAGTACAGTCTGGCAATACTATTGTTTATAAAGTAATACCAGAAGGCAAACAAGGTTTACGATTAATTGCTTTGATAGCAGTAGCATATATAGCGGTAACCTATGGTGCTAACGTAGGTGAGTTCTTTGGAATGACAGAACAAACTTTTCCTGTTGAAGGGGCTTTAGCTCCTGGAGGAGCTACTACTGCTGGTAAAATTGTAGGAACAATGGCTATTAACATGGCTGGTGCCGCACTTATTAATGCTGCTTTTCCTATTAGACCACTTATTGGTAAAGATCCAGGAAGTTCTGCACCAGTTAATGCTTTTAGTGGTGCAGCTAATCAAGCCAATCGTTTTGGAGCTATTCCTGTTGTTTTAGGTAAGATGCGTTCAACTGCTATGTTAGGTGCAGTTCCTTATATCGAAACACTCACAGATACAACTGTAATGAATTTATCCCTTGTTTGGGGTTTTGGGCCACTTGACATTACAGACATTCGTGTAGGTGCTAAAAAATTAGATGAACTATATTTTAGTCCGCAAGTAGTTACTGCACAAGAAAATCCAGTTGCAGTTACGCTAAATGGTCTACCACAAGAAGACGTAGCTGCGTTTGATAAGCTTTACCCTAGTGATGTTGAGCAACAATTTCCACAAACTGAACTAGTAAATAACGCTACAGATGGTAATACGCCTGCTTTAATTACACTAGATAATTATGCAGAAGACATTGATGTTGTGTTAACATTTCCAGAAGGTATGCGAAAAATTTCTACCAAAGATGGCAGCATAGGCGAGGCTACTTGTGGTATAGAGATCTTAGTTCGTAAATTTGGAGAAACGTCTTGGAGTGCATTACCTTCGTATCATTTGGGCAACTATAGTTCGTCAGCACTTAATCAAGCAGCTTTCTCTACAGTATTAGTAGGAGCACCTACCATAGAAGATAATTCAGGCAATCGTACAGCACTTTATAAGTTTTATACTCTTGCTATGGCTCCTGGTGGCGGAATAGACGTTTTTGAAGGTACTGCAACAGATAGTTTAACTGCTGATGCTAGTGCTTATTTAAAAGCACTATATACAGAACAATCATACGCATCTTTTGTAGGTACAGATGCTAGCCCATACTCTTCTACGTATCCTAGACTACCTATTATCCCAAATGGTTATCGTAAACTACATACGTTGTGTTTTTATGGTAATGTATATCAACCTGACCAAACCGTATCTTATTTAAGTGAAGGAACTACCAGAGGTTTAAGAATTACATCAGTTACACGTAACCCACAAGTAACTAGTTCAGGAACTGTTGTAACTGATACTGAAGGTAATACATTACTAGGTAATACTTGGACCGTGAATATTGAAGCAGGTCAATTTACTGTTGCTGATGGGGTAGAGGTTGGTTTAGGGCAAGTAATATTTGATGCTAGAAACTTTACTGGTGTAGTTTCAGCAGGAACTAATAGTCGTTGGAATATTCTACTTAATCAAGAAGGCGTCTGGAATAGTAGTGGTGGAGTTAGTTTTGATAAAACTGCAACAGTTACATTTCCTTGGACTGGATACTACCAAATAGATGCCTGTTCAGATAATAATGGTGTAGTGTACATTGATGGTGTAAGTGTAATAAGTATACCAGTAGATGGTTATGGTTCAATGGCTTCAACTTGGTACTATGCAGAAGCAGATAGTACGCATACTGTTAGAATGACTGTTACAAATACTGGCGGAGCAGCAGGTGCTGCCCTTATTATTGGATATACTGCAAATGCTGGGTTAAATACTGCTGGAAGCGGCGGAACTGAGTTAGTTTTTGGTTCTGGTGGTTTATTCTCAAAACGAAAAGATGCTTTTAATTTTGTACATAGAATTCGTGGATTACCTCCAGCTAAATATCAACTAAAGATTCGTAGAACAAATGACGATGTAACAGAAAAAACTGAAGATACAAATAATCGCTACTATTCAAAAGCTGTCTTATCTGCAGTAATAGGATATAATAAATACGAACTAAATTCAAATGGTACTTTAAAATTAGATAGTAATAACAGCCCCATACCAATACGAGTTGTTAAAAATCCTAAAAATTGTTATTTAGCTAGAACGTTTTTACGAGTACAAAGTACTAATAAAGTAAATGGTAGCTTGGAAGGTGTTAATGGTTTAGTACAAACAATTGCACCAGTTCTAAATAGAGCAACAAATACATGGAATCTAGTAGAACCAACAAATAATCCTGCAGCACTATTTTTATATGTATTGATGCATCCAGCAAATGCATACAGAGTTGCTGATAATATTACTGATGCCGCTAATTATGTTGATTTAAGTGCACTCACAGAATGGTATAAGTTTTGTCAGCCAATGAACTTAGTTAGTGGTAAATATGTGCAAGATACTACTAAAACTTGGTTAAGCTATAATGCTATACTTACAAATGTAGCCAGTGTTATGGATGTGTTAAAAGATATATGTTCAGCTGGTATGGCTAGTCCTAATTTTATTGATGGTAAGTGGACAGTGGTAATTGATAAACCTCGTTCTACAGTAGTTCAGCATTTTACTCCACAAAATAGTTGGGGATTTGAGTCTACTAAAATTCTTCCACGTATACCTGACGCGTTCCGTATTACTATTGCTGATGAAACAAAAGGTTATCAAGCAAATGAGTACAGAGTATATAATGTTGATAAAACTGAAGCTAATGCTGAATTGTTCGAAGAACTTAGTTTGCCTGGTGTAACTAACTTTGAACAAGCTAGTTATATTGCTCAATGGCATATGGCTCAGTTAAAACTGCGCCCTGAAATGTATTCATTAAACGTTGACTTTGAGTACTTAGTATGTAACCGCGGTGATTTAGTTCGTGTTACGCACGATGTTCCACTATGGGGAAATGGTAGTGGTAGAATTAAAAATTGTAGTATTGGTAGTGCTACAATTCAACTAACAGAAGAAATTTACCTAGAAAGCGGTAAAACTTATAATATTCGTGTAAGAACTAATGCAGGTGCAAGTGTTTTAAAAACACTAACCACTATAAGTACAACAGGTTATTATAGTACTATAACTGTTACTAGTGCGCTATCAAGCGGTGATAACATAAATATTGATGATTTATTTATGTTAGGTGAAGTAACAAAGGAATCTCAAGAGCTTATTGTATTAAGCATTGAAACTTCAACTAATATATCAGCAAAGCTTATGTTAGCTGATTACTCGCCACAAATTTATACCGCAGACTTATCACAGTATGTTGCTTATAACGCTAATATAACCACAACTGCAAACTATTTAGTTAATTCTATTATTGCAGAAGCACCTACCATTATTTCTGTTAATAGTGATAGTGCACTTAGTGAGCAAATTGCTAATGGCAGCTATACTAATACTGCTATTGTTAGCTATAGCAATAGTTCACAATTAAATAAAAGTGCTGAACAAGTAGAATTACAAGTTGTTGCAGGCGACGTAATGTTTGACTCAACTTCGTCACTTTACTATGCCACAAAAGATACTTCTAGTATAACTGTTCAACAGCTTACTAGTGGAATCATTTACAAAGCCAGAGCTCGTTATACTAATACAAGCGGTACTATAGTTGGTCCTTGGTCAGATACTTTTTGGTTTACAAACGGCGGTAAGGTAGATAACTTTTATACACCTCCAGCAGTAAATCTGGCTCTTGAAGGCACTTATTTAGTAGCTACGGCTTCTCAAACTTTAGCTGCTCCTGCAGACTTTAATACTTATGAATATAGGTTTATTAAAAGATCAGGCAGTTTAACTGACTTCTGGAATTTAGATATAACAGCTAATAATATTCAAGTTGTACAAAGCCGAACAAGTGGTCGTCAATCATTGCTAGCATTTACTACTCCAAGAGTATCTGAAAATGGTACTTCTTATCATGTAGCTTGCCGAGCTGTTGATAACACAGG